ACGACAAAGAGATAGTCAAAATGGTTACTTTACTTGCATATCGTGTGGCTCTACTAAAGATACCTCCCAAATGGATGCAGGTCATTATGTGCCTGTCAAGAATAGTTCAGCTTTAAGATTTGATGAGTATAATGTAAACGGAGAGTGCAAGGCTTGTAATGGATTTGACCAATTTCACCTAATAGGCTACCGAAAAAACCTAATTGATAAGATAGGCGAAAGAATGGTATTACACTTAGAAAGTCAGTCAAGACTTATAAAGAAATGGACTAGAACCGAATTAAACGAAATAAACGAAAAGTATGGCGAAACTAAATCCTAATGGCAAGGTCTCCTTTGGGTCAAGGAAAAAAGGAAAGGCTAAAAAGACATCTGGTCCTAAAGACAAACCTACTAAACCTTATAACAGACAAGGCAGATAATGAAAAACACATACGGAAAGAAGCTATATACTTGTAAATGTGGTACAGTTACCGAAGTATATGTATGGTTCGGTGAGATAAAAGAAACTAAATTTAAATGCACTAAATGTGGCAAATCAGTTGGTTATGACAATTTAGAAAAGAAAGTAGATAGTATAATTTCAATACGAACACCAACAAAAAACAGATAATGCTAATTACCGAAATAAAATCAAATCCTAATAATCCTAGATTAATTAAGGACCATAAGTTTAAACAACTTGTAAAGTCTATTCAGGACTTTCCACAAATGCTAGAACTTAGACCTATTGTCATTGATGAACATAATATGGTACTTGGTGGCAATATGAGGCTTAAGGCTTGTCTTGAAGCTGGGTTAACAGATGTTCCAGTAATACACGCAAACAATCTAACCGAAGCACAAAAGAAAGAATTTATTATCAAGGATAATATATCATTTGGTGAACACGACTGGGATTCTTTAGCTAATGAATGGAACATTATAGAACTAGATGAATGGGGTTTAGACATACCAGCTTTTGCTAATAACGATATAGAACAACCAAAGGATAATGCCAAAGGTGGCAAGACTTGTCCTAATTGTGGTGTAACTTTGTAATTCAGTGAAAATTCAGTGATATATGGCTAACGAACAAAATTTAACACCATTCCCAAAAGGAGTATCTGGCAATCCAGCAGGTAAACCTAAAGGAGTTGAACATAGTAAAACAAGATTACTTCGTTTACTGCAATTAGTTACCAAAGTGCGTAACCCAGTTACAGGAGAAGATGAGGAATTTACAATAGCCGAACAATTAGATATGAAGATAATTGCGAAGGCAATGAAATCTGACATTCGTGCTTATCAAGAGATTCTTGATAGACTAGAAGGCAGAGCCAAGCAAACCAACGAGATAGAACTATCAGGAGGACTGCAAATAAATTGGGAGGAGAATAAAACCTATGTAGAAAACAAAGGAAGCCTATAATGGAATTATCCATAAAACAAACAACTGCTTTAGACCTATTAGAAGATAAAACAACAAATGAGATTCTATTTGGAGGAGGAGCAGGTGGTGGAAAGACTGCATTAGGTTGCTACTGGCAACTTAAACAAAGATTAAAATATCCCAATACAAGAGGATTAATTGGTAGAGCCGTATTGAAAACCCTAAAAGAAACTACCTTAGTCTCGTTTTTTCAGATAGCTAAAATGCAAGGACTAGAAGCCAACAAGCATTTTAAATTCAATGCTCAATCTTCTACCATAGAATTTCCTAATGGTTCTACTATCCTACTAAAAGACCTTTACTCCTACCCTTCCGACCCTAACTTTGATGAATTAGGTTCATTGGAGATTACCGATGCGTTTATTGATGAGGCTAATCAAGTAGATGATAAGGCTAGAAATATTATCAAATCAAGGATAAGATTTCAATTAGACCAAAACGATTTAGTGCCTAAGATTCTTTACACTTGTAACCCAGCAAAGAACTGGACCTACTCGGAGTTCTACAAACCAGAACAAGAAGGCACAATATCTAAGAATAAAAAATTTATTACTTCCCTGATAGATGATAACCCTTTTATCTCTAAGCATTACAAAGAGAACTTACTAACTTTGGATAGTGTATCAAAGGAGAGGCTTTTATTTGGTAACTGGGAGTACTTAGATGACCCTGCACAACTTATAGACTATGATAAAATACTTGATTCTTTTACCAATACTTTTGTTTCTATTGGCGATTCTTATATTACTTGTGATGTGGCACGCTTTGGTAATGACAGTACTGTTATTGGTATATGGAGTGGCTTTCGTGTTAGGTTTTATCAATTCAATGGTAAATCAGTTGTTGAGGTCGCTGAACTTATAAAGAACTTTGCAACCGAACACAAAGTACCTACATCTAACATAGTTTGCGATGAGGATGGAGTAGGAGGTGGAGTTGTAGATATTCTTAGGTGTAAAGGATTTGTCAATAATAGTTCTCCATTAGTAAACCCTGTAACAAGAGAAAAGGAAAACTTTGATAACTTAAAGTCTCAATGCTATTTTAAATTAGCAGATATGGTTAACAAAGCTGAACTTTACATTCAGGCAGATGGGAAACAAAAACAAACTATCATTCAGGAACTAGAACAAGTCAAACAAAAGTCAGTAGATAACGATATGAAAAAAGGAGTAATTCCTAAAGATAAAGTTAAAGCAGCCATAGGTCGTTCTCCTGATTTTAGTGATTGTTTAGCTATGAGAATGTTCTTTGAATATACACCAAGATTTCAAGTAAGTGTATTTTGATGTAAAAATCATAACTTTGTTTAAATTCTAATAATATGGCATTTTTTGACTTCTTAACTAAAAAGAAGATAAACACTCTATTACCTAATATTCCTTTTGATACAAGTGTCGCTATTCAACGAGGTATCGTTACTTGGCAAGGTGGTGATTCAAGAGCATTCGTAAGAGATGGATATATAGCTAACGATATTGTTTACTCAATTGTAAAACTAATTACTGATAAAGCTAAACTTGCTCCATTTCATGTATATAAAGTTAAAGATGAAGTATCTGCAAAAAGATACAAATCATTAATGAAACAACCAGATAAGATTACTAACTGGCAAGAGGTAAATGATTTACATAAGAAAGCATTTGAGATATATACAGGAGACCAAAGATTAAACGACCTTTTAAAATATCCTAATGGAGAAGATACTTGGGCAGATTTAGTTGAGCAATGGTGTGGATTTAAGTTAATAACAGGAAATTCATTTATATATGGAAAACTTATTGAAACAGGAAACAATCAAGGTAAGCCGTTTGAACTATTTGCTTTACCTGCTCAGTATATGGCTATTATCGCAAACATTGAAGTGTTCCCACCAACCAGAGTTGGCTACCAATTATACTACGGAGCAATGTGGTCCTTTGACCCAAAAGAAATCTTACACGACAAATACTTCAATCCTGAATGGACAGTTACAGGTGGACAATTATACGGACAAAGTCCTTTACTAGCAGCTGCTAGAACTTTAACTAGAAGTAACGAAGCTAAGACTGCTGCCGTTGCATCATTCCAAAATGGTGGACCAGCAGGAGTTTTATTTATGAACGATGAAAGATTTGACCCTACAAGTGGTCAAGCACAAGCACAAGCACTAAAGAGAGCAGTTAGCGAGAAAGGTGGAGCAGCTAATTTTAACTCTATTGCAGTAAGTGGTTATAAGGTGGACTGGAAACAAATAGGTTTAAGCCCTGTTGAACTTAATATTATTGAATCAGAGAAATGGGATATGAAGGCACTTTGTAATATTTACGGAGTACCATCACAACTATTGAACGATGCAGATAACAAGACTTACAACAATCAATTAGAGGGAGAGAAGGCATTGACTTTGCGTTGTGCTATTCCTTTATTAGATGCTTTGACTGATAACTTAAATAGAAAATTACATAGTGATTGGGGTTATAGAAATAGTGGTTTGTATGTAGGATATGATATTCAAGTCTATCAAGAATTAGAGGCAAATAAGACAGAGCAAGTTGCTTGGTTAAATACTGCTTGGTGGATTTCTCCAGCACAAAAGAATGAAATTATGGGCATTAGAACTCCAGACTATATTCCACAAGAGGAAATGGAGAAACTTTATATTCCTTCATCTTTGCAACCTACTGACCAATTTCAACCCTTGAATATTCCTGATAACCTAAACCCATAAAATGATTTGGCAAGATTACAGGAAACTCTATGCTAATGCCTTAAAACAATATTCGCCTAAGTTCAAGAAAGAACTGCAAAATCAGGTGAATACCTATTGCCGTACACAAGACTACAACAAAATTAGCGACAAAGCCCTTAAAAAGACCATTTACAAGCTCCATTTAGCTATGGGTACTAAAATGGCTGTAATAAGTGAAAGTGCCGTTAAAAAGTCTGTAAAGGGGGTTTATGTGCCTATGGAGTTTAAATCTGCTAAGACCGATGCTTTCCAGTTTGCTATTATACAAGTCCTTCAGAATGATGGCTTAGATAAATTAGCAGCAGATATTACCGAAACAACCAAAGAACAAATAAGAAGATACCTAATAGAGTCAGCAGAGAAAAATCTTACATTGCCTCAAACAATTGCCTTGCTTAGAACTTCAGGCATTACAGATTATAGAGCAGAACTTATTGCTAGAACGGAAACAGGCAGAGCAGCCAACATAGGTTCACAAGTAGGAGCAACTGCTACTGGTTTAGTTACATTAAAAGAATGGATTGCATCAAGAGATGCCAGAACAAGAAGGCAACCAATAGACCAAACAGACCATTTAATTATGGATGGGGTTAAACTTCCTATGAATGCAAAGTTCCAAGTTCCAAATATAAAAGGTAGATTAATGGGAGAGAATGGTAGATACGACCCAATGGACCATCCTTGCGATTCATCTGCAAGTGCTTCTAATGTTTGTAATTGCCGTTGTACTTTAGGATATGAAGCAGTAAGAGGTGCAAATGGTAAACTTTTAACCCTAGCAGACAATCCTCCAATGGGTAGAATAGGAGTTATTTGGAATGCCTTACAAAATGTAATCGGTCAATCAATAGGAAAACTTATAGCATCACTAATACAATAACAAAAAAAATAATAACTTTGTCAATATGAAAACATACTCATCAAAAGATACGATTGTTGAAAAACAAGATATTGGTTACGAGGTAATGGATGTTGATACCGAAACTCGTAGAGTTAAAGCAGTTTGGGCTAGAACAGGAAACATAGATTTAGATAATGACATTATAGTTCCTGAAGCCTTTACTAAGACTCTAAAAGAAAGAGGTCCAGCAGGTAAAAACTTAATATGGTCTTTAGTTGACCATTGTGCTGAAATGGAAGCTGTAATAGGTAAACCTGAGCAATTATACATTGAGGGAGATATGCTTATTGCAATTACCCCAATAGTAGAAACTGAGAAAGGAGAAGATATGATTAAGATGTACGATGCAGGTCTTATCAATCAGCATTCAATTGGATTTAGTACAATTAATTCAAGCGTAGATAAAAACGGAATAAGAACAATAAGTGAACTTAAACTTTATGAAGGTAGTGCAGTATTATGGGCAGCAAACCCAGAGACACCAACTATTTCAGTAAAGAGTGAATTTAAAAGAGAGCAATTAGCAAATAGGCTAGAGAAACTCTTGAAAGCGTTTAAAGGTGGTCGTTTCACAGATGAGACCTTTGCGTTGATGGAGATTGAAATAAAAAGGATTCAATCAGAATTATTAGAAATTGAAGTCATTAAAGAAATCACTCAGACCGAGCAATCACTTGAGCCGATTATTGAAGAAATTAAAAACAATGATGAACAAATCCTGAAGGCAATTAAAGAATTTAATAAAATATTAAAAAAGTAAAATGGAAAACATTATTAACGAAATGGCTGAGAACCTTAAAGGTTTTCAAGCTAACATTGAGGCTAAGTTAGAAGAAACTAAGTCTGAAATTAGAGTTGTAAGAGATGAAGCACAAAAACAATTTGATGCTCAAGCTGCTGCAACAAAAAAAGCTGCAAAGCGTGAAGTAAAACATCTTGATGAGGTTATCATTGAGAAGTTAGATGGCAAATTGGATGATATGGAAAAACAAATGAAGTCTAACGGAAAATTCCGTATTGATTTATCTGATGTTAAAACAATGACTTTAAGTGCAAGTTTAACAGGAGATGCTCAAGCATCTTATGCTCTTAATGCATCTATCTTACCAAGTCAAGCAATTAACTTTAGAGATTTAGTACCAACTGTAAGAAGTGAGTCAGGACTTTATGTATTCTACAAAGAGACTGCTACAACTAACAACATTGCTGCACAAACTGAAGGTTCTAACAAAGGCGAGAACACATACGCATTAAGCGAAGTGAAAGTAGTTAATGACTACATCGCTGGTTTCTCTACTTTCTCTAAACAAATGGCTAGAAGTTTACCTTTCTTGAGTACAACTTTACCAAGAATGTTAACTAGAGATTTCTACAAAGCTGAGAACTCTGCTTTTTTCTCTACTGTATCTGCTGCTGCAACTGGTTCTACTACAACTGCTGAAACTATTGATTTAAGACAATTAGTTGACTACATTGGCAACCAAAAGACTGCAAACTTTGTATCTTCTGTTGCGTTAGTTAGTCCTGCACAATTAGGTCGCTTATTGAAAGAAACTATTACTAATGGTTATTATGCTGGTAATGGTAGTGTTATTGTTAATCCTAATGGTGGTATGACAATATGGGGTACTCCTGTAATTGCTGCATCTTGGGTTACTGATGATAAAGTACTTATCTTAGATAACAACTTCGTAGAACGTATTGAGGTTGAAGGAATGGCTATTGAGTTCTCTTATGAGAATGCAAGTAACTTCCAACAAAATATGGTTACTGCTCGTATTGAGTGTTATGAAGATATTAACTTAATGCAACCAACTTCAGCTATTTATGCTGACTTAGGAAACGTATAGTTCTAATCTTACATAGATATAAAGACCCCTTACTTAATAGTAGGGGGTTTTTTATTATAAATAATGTAAATTTGTAAAAAAGATATATGGCATATTCTAATTTTATTATAGATTTTACTTTAACCGATATAGGTACTGTGGTGGAACCTGTAACATTAGCAGAGGCTAAATTGTATTGCAGAGTAACTACTTCTGTTGATGATAACCAAATCTCTTTAATGATTAAACAAGCAAGAGAAGCCATTGAAGTAGGTACAGGCTTAAGTTTAATACCTAAGACTGCCGTAGTTTGGTTTACTAATTTTGATGGTGGTTTTAACCTTCCTTATGGACCAGTAAATAGTTTTACTTCATTAATAGATGAAAATAACGATACAATAGTAGCTGCTGATTATACTTTAGTAGGGGGTAAGTTCCCACAATTACAAAGACCTCCTCTTAGGAATTTAAAGGCTACTT